ACATTCAAGGACAAAATAAAACCGAAGACATGTCATGACTGGTTCTCTGGTGCAGTCTCTCTCACTTCCATCACCGGACTGGATAAACTGGACACGACAAACGTGACGGATATGTACGGCATGTTCCATAAATGCCACAGCCTCACCAGTCTGGATCTGAGCAGCTTTAACACCGAAAACGTGACGAATATGAACCGCATGTTCTATAACTGCCACAGCCTCACCAGCCTGGATGTGAGCAGCTTCAATACGGCGAAAGTGGCGTATATGAACCGCATGTTCTATTACTGCAGCAGCCTGAAAACCATTTATGCGTCCTCCTTGTTTACGACAAACGTGGTTAGTTCGTCAGGCAGTATGTTCATCAACTCTGCTTCTCTTGTCGGTGGCGCAGGAACAAAATATAACTATAACTATGTCGACAAAACCTATGCCAGAATCGACGGCGGTACAAGCAATCCGGGATACTTCACGGCGAAAGCGGCGCCTGCAAAAGCGAGCCTCCAGAGGTGAGAGTAAAATAGTGTATAGTCAGGTTCTTTGTATTAGCGGATGAGGAAGAGAATGTCAAGAAATACCTTTGTTGGATATACTTCGAGCTTGGTGGAATAGGACGGTTGAGCGATTGTTTAAGGAAGTTAATCGGATTCCCAGTCAAATAGGAGGTACAATATGGCAACAAAAGAACTCAGGCAGAAGCTCGTCAAGATCGCTAAATCCTATATGGGTAAAAGCGTGGGCAAGGAGCACAGGTTCCTGATGGCGAATGATATTATGGGTATATTCAATAAGACAGGCATCTAATGAAGATGGGTATACACTGGATAAAGATTAGACAATTAGTAAATAAGGTCTATAGATTTTTTGACTTTTTTTAGAAAATTTGATATAATTAATATAATTTGAAAAAGGTTAGAAATTTTTTACAAGGAAAGAGAACTATATAAGTGTTTAAGCACTTAATCAAAATAAATTAATATATCTTTAAAAATATTATCTAAGGAGTTAAAAGAGAAATGAATTATAACTATTATCCAAATATGTATAACATACCAGTTCAAAATCCACAGTATTCAAATATACAGTCTCAAAGACAATCACAAATCCAGCCTCAAATGCCCCAATACTCAAATATGCAATCGCAACAAGTCCAATCCCACTATAACCAAAATATGATTTGGGTTCAAGGCGTTGAGGGGGCGAAATCTTATTGGGTAGCGCCAGGTAATGCAGTTCTTTTAATGGATTCTGAGTCTCAAACTTTTTATATTAAAAGTGCAGGTTTAGACGGAAAACCTAATTCTCTTGAGATTTTTGACTATACACAAAGAGTAGAAAATTCACAGGACAGCGCAACAAAGACAAAAGAAAGTAATACGGCGCCCGAGCCAATAGATATGTCACAATATGTAACGAAAGATGAAGTTCGTGCCATAATTAAAGAAATGAGTAATACAAGCTCAGAAGATTTTAAGAACGAATCTAAAGAAGAGGTGAGTAGAGATGATAAATCCACTGTTCGAGAGATTTGGAAATAACCAACAGACTAACCAAAATTACGGCGCCGCGCCAAACTATCAATCAAACAATCCAATTAGTAATATGACTAATATGATGAAGTCATTTAACCAGTTTAAGAACTCATTTACTGGCGACCCAAAGCAAACAGTAATGAATCTTCTTTCTTCTGGCCAAATGAGTCAAACACAATTTGGTCAATTACAAGAAATGGCAAAGCAGTTCAGCAAATTAATTGGACATTAGGAGTCTTGAATGAAAAAGTTAATTTCTAATAAGCCCTGGCGCGCCTGGGCTACTCGTAAGGTTGTACTTGTGTCAGTTATTTTATTTTGGGTCTTGTATGTAGTTGCGATGATACTTTTAGCTACTCTATTAGGTGTAGAGGTTAGTCAATTAGATACCTTGACTGAACAAGTATTTTCTGCAGGCAAGTGGTTAGTTGTTTCTGGTTGTGCTATTACAATAGCGAAAGTTGCAAAAGGAAAAACAAATTCGGATAAAACGGAGGTTTTTCCAACTGGTGGTTTAGAGGATAGTAGTGATGAGGAGGCTGAAGGATAATGGATAATTTTTGGACAGAGCTTGGTGCAGCTTTAACTCCTATTTTGACTTCTCTTATTAGTGTACTTGTAGCGTTTTTAATTCGATTTGTTAATATAAAAGTGACCGAGTTAAAAGGTAAAGTAGACGATAAGACCGAATATAAATATATTGAAATGATTTCTAATACTGTAACAAAGTGTGTTACAGAAATAAATCAAACGTACGTTGAAAATTTAAAAGATAAGAATATGTTTACTGCAGCCGCGCAGAAAGAAGCGTTTAATAATTGCTTAAAGAGCGTAGAGAATTTGCTTCCAGACGAGTGTAAAAAATATATTACAGAAACCTATAAAGACCTTGAAGCTTACTTGAAAGTACAAATTGAAGCTGAAGTAAATAAACAGAAGATGCCACGAGGTGGTTCTAATGACTAAAATTAAACCGAATTTTTATAAACAAATAGATAGTAGATACTCAAAAGTTAGGGGTGCTGGAACTACTCTTGGCGCATCAGGTTGCGGCCCGACAGCTTGTGCTAATGTAATTAGTAAAACTACTAACGCCAGTGTAACTCCTAAAACGACTTTCCTTTGGGCTTGTAAGAACGGATATATGACATCTAACCAAGGTCTTTACTGGGCTGGTATTGCGGCGATGCTCAAACACTGGGGCGTTAAGTGCGAACAGACTACAGACCAGAGCGAAGTCAAGAGCGCACTTTCCAAGGGCTATTGGGCAATAGCTATTATGGGAAAGGGCCTTTGGACGCGTGGAGGTCATTTTATCCTTCTCTATAATTATAGTGATGGATATGTGGATGTGTCCGATTCCGCCAGTTATTCTAAGGAACGTGCCCATGCTAAGTTCTCAACTTATGCGGCTCAGAACTATAACCATACAAATTGGGTGATTATTGACCCAACTCAGTATAAGCTTGCTAAAGCCCAGCTCGCTAAAGCGGATAAGAAGGCGGTTGGAAAGACAGCCACGCTTTACGTTTCTGAGAGTAAGGGCGCGAGCGTTAGAAAGAGTCCGAGCGCCGATTCTAAGTTGATTGGTACAGCTAAGTTTAATAAGGGATTTAAGCTTAAATATGCGGGCGAACATTGGTATCAGATTATGTCTATTGGAAAGTTTAAAGGGTATTATATCAAGTCTACTCAACTTTCAAAATATAAGCAGCAAAAGATTAAATATAAGTTCATGGCTACTATGAATTTGAGAGACGGGTATAGTGTTAAGACTGCGGATGTAATTGGTACAATTAAAAAAGGTTCTACCTTTACTTCTACAAAACAGAGAGGAACTTGGGCTTACTTCCCGATACAGAAAGGGCTTACTAAAGCTGGATGGGTTAAGATTAAAAATGGTAATGAAACCTATCTGAAAGCGATTAAATAGTGAGGTAATAGAATGGCTAATCCGACAATTTCTCAAATTAAGATAACGAATAATAGTACCAATGGTTCTACTACTTATGATGTAGCCGACAAAACGGCAAGAGATGGTTTGACAGGAAAAGTTAATACCGCAGATATGAGTGTTTGGACAGAAGAACAATTACAAAATATTGTAGATGCTCATTGGACATAAAGAAAAAGAAGGCGTTTAATACGCCTTCTTTTTTATTTAGAACAATTTTGCTATATATAATATACCTGTTATAAATGGGAACCAAGTCATAAAAATATCATATAACGAATCGGTTGTATCTCTGTCATTTTCTTTTAGCACAATTCTTGTTCTAAGATAAAACATAAGCCAAACATAAGAATATATATTAAACAGCAAAATCTCTGCAAATAACTTTTTCATATAAGCCTACTTTCCGAATATATCTTCGTATTGACAATCTTTCGGGTCTTTATCCGGCCGCCAGTTCAAAAATCTTGAGTGTCTCAATCCTTTCTGCTCTGTATCCATAATTTCCATAGCAACTATTTCAGCTACTTTTCCGAGATAGTTCTTCCAATTCATCAAAACTTCATCTTCCATTCCAGAAAGATTACCAATTTGAACTACTTTTCCATCTTTATAAACTCCAATTTTTAGGCTGCCTGCCCATCCATTATACCAATTCTTTGTAACTGGGATAATCGCCGCGCCGTCCATAAAACGATTATATGTGTCTATTTCGGCCTTGAATTTCTTACTTTTGATTGGGTCAAACCAATACTCCCAAGTTCCAATTGACTTTCCAGTATATTGTTTAGTCGGTGGGTTAGCGCCAATTACTATTACATCAATTGTGTCTTGCAGCTCTTTCTTAATTTTTAGTGTCTTTCTGGCTGTTCTTTTACCTGGCTCTGGCTTTGAGTTTTTCTTAGTAATTACAACTCCTTCATATCCATCTGCGAGATACTCCTGAAGTTTATCCCAAAGTTTTGCTCCATCATAATACTTTGCATAAGTCACATAATTATCTTGATATTTTTGACTTATTTCTTCGAGCTTCTTAAAACGTTCTTTAGCGGGCTTATCCAAATAGCTTTCTCCTGCCCAAGCCCAAATATCAAAGATATAATAATGAACTGCACCATGCTCCCCATTCTCCTGGCGCTGTATCGCTTTACTTGTGTTACAACCCATTATAGTTGTAATATGATTTGAACCTTCCCAATCTGGGAAATAAATTTCTCCTAAAAGACAAGTTCCAGAAGGGAGAGAACCGAAAAAGCCATGAAGATGTGGTACGTGGTCATACTTATTAAGGAAATCTCCACTAACGCTTCTATTCCTTCCCTGAAGTGAAATTGAGCCATCATCATCAATCACAAGTCGATAATATGCTCCATCCATCTTCCGCGCGCCAAGATAGGTTCCACTAAAAATCATATTCATGGCTTCATCTCTTATATTCTTTTTCGTATTGCGTGGAAAAGACCAATACTTTTCGCTTTCCAACTCTTTAAAATCTATATTATTAATCATATGTCTCCTTAAAATTCCTATTAAAAATTTATCTACTGCTCATTATTTAATTTAATTTTATTCGGAAGATAGCTATTCCACTCTTCTTCCTGAACCTTTTCTATAAATCTTATAGCACTATTTTCTAACTGAGGCAAATCTTCTGTATTCCAAATCTCATAATCGTATGTCATATCATTAACTTCTTTATCAGAACGGTTAGAAGTTTCTTTCGCTTCTTCGAACATCCGCCGAATTACCAGAGTCTTTGCATTCAATGCTCTCTTCATCGACTGGATTTGTTCCAGCTCTCTACAAGAAATGAAAATAACCAACTTGTCACTATCATACTTTCCTTCATCAACTAAATTTTTTATTTTCTTATTTATAGTTTCAAGTGTTTTAATATAAGGATAGTTGTTATAATCAGTCATAATCTGCTTTAGCTCACTTAGAAACTTTCTATCTTTTAGCGTTTTTTCATGAGTCCAGCCGCAACAACTGGCCGCGACATATTTGACATAATCTATAGTAGAGACTTTAAAGCAATTAGTTTTAGCATATTTAATACAATAATTCTCAAAAGTTGTCTTACCTACTCCTGGCGCGCCGTTGATTATAATTATCTTCATTCGTTATTTATTCTCCTTATAGTATTCATCATAAATTTCATAAAAAATAAGCTGGCTTGTGTTGAAATTTTCTATAATATTATTTCCTATTTTTTCTAAAGGAAGAAAATCGTTAGTATCGACTTTATGCTTTCTTTTCAAAATTAGTTTATTGTTTTTCTTTTTGAAAAAAAGAAATTTCAAAAAAGGCATCTGTACTACAATCGGTTTATGGTTCATTGATTGAGCTATTTTAGTTATTGCAAGGAAAAATGGCCCATCTGAATATTTATATTTCCACTCAGTAGGGAAATACATATATTGGCTATCTTTTGTATAGTTAAAGACTTCTGTTAAAGCGGCAGCGACAACTTTGTCATATAACTTATAATTTTTTCCCATTATTTATCTCCTTTCTTTTATAAAAATATTATATCCTTATTTTTAAATTGATGCAAATTTTATTTAATAATTTGACCTATTTTAAAAATTGTCATATTCACGTGTGCGCGCGCGTTTAATATAAATGAAGAGTTTTATCCTAATTTTGAAATTTGAATTTCTAATTAAAAAATAGTATACTAAATATAAATAAAGGAGGAAAACTATGGCTAAACGAATAACAGAAGAACAAAAAGTTCAAATTAATATATTGTACTTGAAATATAAGACTTATGCGGCAGTTGCGAGGGAGATGGGTATCTCCGCAGGTACAGTTAAGAAATATGTAGTAAAAGATTTTTTAATACCTGAAAAAGAAAATGTTAAACGAGTTGGGAGTGATTCAATCGTTCCTGTAGAGCAGATTGGAGAAGAAATCCTTTCTATTCCAAACTTGATGGATTTGGGAGTTCTTTGCACTTTAGCAGAGAACGAAAGAGAAGAAATGAAAGGCTTGTGGGAGGAGTTAAGTATATGAATAAGAAATATTTTCATATTGAAGAATCGGCTTCTAATTCAGAATATAATTTGATAAAAGTTAGAGATGATTTGCCTTATGTTAGAAGCACAAGAGGAAGTTTGACTGTACTCCAGGCGCGCCTACTGGGTCTAAGTTGGGCAGACTTTTGTCGTTTTTGTAGAGATACATTAGATGCAAAAGTCTATGGAAAAAATTCTATGTATCCGACAATTTATTTTCCAAAGAATAGCGAAAAAGTAAATAAGTATTTAGATTTGCTTAATACAAGAATGGAATATGTGGCAAGCCTTCTTGATAAAAGAGAAATCGAAAAAGGTAACGGAATTTGGCGCCGAGACATGGACACTTCTGATGATTCTGATGACGTGCCATGGTAATCAATATATAAATAGATATATATAATATTTATTTTACTTATAAATAGAAGTTATAGTTTAGTTAAATAGGAGGAATTTTATGTCAATAGACTATATTCCAATCCCAAAAGAAATTGAAAATATGCAACTTCCAGACCCTGACCTTTTAAATCAATATATAGATTTAAAGAATCGAATTATCTGGGTTGCAGACGAGATTGATATTTTTACTCTAAATATAATTCAGGATATAGTGAATTGGAATCGAACAGATGAACAGCAAAATATTCCGATTAAGGAAAGAAAGCCAATCAAGCTAATTTTCTTTTCTCCTGGCGGCGACCTTGATATTCATAATTCGCTAATTGATGTCATAGAGTTGAGTAAGACTCCAATCTATGGAATTAACGCAGGAAGATGTTGTAGCGCGGCGGCCTTTATCTTTTTATCTTGTCATAAGCGTTTTACTTTATCTCGCGCCTTTTTCTTGTTCCATCAAGGTTCTGGGGCATTTGCAGGCTCTTATGGAGAAGTAACGGCTCAAATTGAGAATTATCAAGAGCAAGTATCTAATTTGGCTTTATTTATGGCTAAGCGAACCAAATATTCTGGGGAAGAAATTGCAAATAATATCACAAGCGAATGGTATATAGATGCAAAAGAAGCAAAAGAGAAAGGAGTCTGTGACGAGATTATAGATTCTATAGATGAATTATTATAGGAGTATCAATTGTCAATGAATTATAAAGGATATGAAGATTTAGTTCTTAGTGATGAAGAATTAAGTGAATTATATCAAAATAACTCTTTAAAAAATTATAATTTTTTAGAAAACCAATTTGTGAATTAACTTTTGCAAGTAAATTATCTACATCCGAATATGAAAAATTTTTAGTTTTTTGATTTATTCTTATATAAACTTGCTTTGACGGAACCTGATATCCTCTATATGGATACGTAACTTTTC